CTATTTCACCCCCACTAATCTATTTAACTGTTTGGCTACATCTGGGTGTCCTACATACAGAGAATAAAGTTCATATTGGTCAATTTTAATTTTTTCTATTTGTTCTAATTTCTTTAATAACTCTCTGCATAATTTAATTTCCTTTTCCTGTATTCTAAAAGTACTTGTGGGAAGAGGAATAGTATGTCCCGTTTTCTTTATAATAGCTTGTACTTCTTGATTTATTTTATCTATTTTCCCCTGCAATGCATTAATTCGATTATTTAATTTCGTCTTACTTCTCTGTATAAAATAATGTAACGAATGGGCTGCACAGTTTTCGATAGTTTCTCTCTTACAACGATTATCTACTTTATAGAAATGATAAAGGTCTTTGATAATTTGTTCTAAATTAGAAAGATAGGTATCCATACTGTGATAACTAATATTTAGCTTGGTTAAATGCACCCTGTCTTCTTTTTTCTTAAACTGCTCTTCATTCATATCTGCCATTCTTAGCTGGCTGATTTCGTGTAACGAAAACGGCAACATTATCTTTACATCACCGTCACCGATAATTTGGCATAAATTACCGTGATGAGTGTAACTGTCACCTTGCCAATTGAAAATCGACATCACGCCTGCCATTAAAGGGCTTGCTTCCCCTTTTAATCCTGCTTTTATAGCATTCTTAATGATTTTATCAATATTGCCGTCAAGCACCCTACCTGGTAGTACTGGCACTACATCAAAATCATTGACGTGGCGAAAGTGAGTAAATTTATTGTTGTAATATTTCACAAACGTAGTATTACCCACCCGTGGCGAGCCGAAAGTATAAAGCAAAGGTCTAAATCCCTGTTCAACCAAATAGGCACTTAAAATCGTGGCAACCGCTCCGCCTAGACTGTGTCCTGTGATGTAGAGGTCTTTATTTTGGGCTTTAAATTGTTTCATAAATCTATCAAAATTTTCATTTTTTATAATTGCATTAGCCTGCTGATAAAAACCTTGATGCACTTCTCCTTTGATATTATGCGCTGGTTTAACCTGTAGTGCATCGGCATCAATCCCAATATCTTTGCTTTCTTGCGTGCCACGTACCGCAATCACCGCACTGGTTTCATCCATATAAAATAAAGCCGACACACTGACACTTTTATCCTCAACATATCCAGTTTCATCCTCTTGAATACCTTTTTCAGGCTCAACTAGGGTAATAAACGGAATTAATCCCGAACTGATTTCACCTTTTTCATTTTTGATTTGAGTGAGTTTGACTTTATTTAAATCAGGTGTTTCACAATCTCTAAACGTCTCTCTAGCTTTATCTATAAAATGTTGAAAATCTAAATTAGCAGGTTTGGTATTATCTAAAACAACCCGACTATAGGCTAATTTAGCTAAATAGCCTAAATTATAGGCATTGATATAGTTATATTTGTCCGTATATTTTAACCATAATGTATGCTCTACTTTGCGGCAATCATTCATTACCGGAACATTTTTCCATAGATGATTCATTTTTACTCTCCTAGTTTAGGGAATATCACTATTTGGTTGTTCATTATAAAAATCTTCAAACCACTCTTTTTTTATTTTCCAGTCAAAACGACTTTTCGGCAAAGTAGCATTTTGACTCTCCCTGCATTGCTGTTCTCCTTCTAATGTTACCCAGCAATAAGTTTTATTACTTATTTTTAAGTTCAGCTCAATATCAGGATGTTCTTTCCAATAAGTTGGGGTATAAAAAACAAATGGCTTAAAGGTATGCTTCTTAGGATTTTCATAAGATTCACAACTCACTCCATATTTATCTTTGCTTTGATCTACCATACTCGTAGATAACCACTTAAAACAAAACACATCATAGTTAGGTTGGTTAAGATAAGTCTTTGATTCTCTGTCAGGACTTCTCTCTTCTAAATAGCTATCATGGCGTAAAGAAAAATCTGCTATCTTCCCACCTCGAATTAACGTAAATCGATAATATTGATTTTTATTGTTGTACGGTTCCTGTCTTAATCTCGGATCATCACTTTTCTCTTCCACATAAAACTGTCCACTATAACTACGGTATTCACAGTTTCCTATCCAATAATTATCTGGATAGCGAATAACATATGTTTTTCCGTCATCTTGCTCTTCCGCAACAAATTCCCGATATTGCTTTCTTGCCACTGGCTCACCTTCAAAGGTTATGTTGAATGATTCTTGGCAATTCGGGGCTCTCTTATCGGTAAAATAGGTCGTCCAATATTCAGGTAAATAACCCGGGGTCTTTTTACCGTAAAACGTTCGCCATTGCGTTTTACTGTAATCGGGTTCACCTACGTAAAATGAACTTTCAAAAAAATACCAATAAACTCCATAACCCATTAACGCCAAAAAGAGTAGAAGTGTTATTCGACCCTTGCTTAATTTAAATAACCCCATTAACTATTTTCCTCTTAAATTCCATACAATGACTGTATTTACCTTTCATTTTCAATTAAAACATTCGCTATATTCTCTAACTTCTCATGCTCACTTCGGTTATTGTTTAAAATCTCTAGCATTTTAGTTTCACTCCGTTTCCAACCATGATGATGTTCAAAATATAAATTAACGAATGTTTCGATTAAATGCGCTGTTGTCACGTTAGATTGAAAAGAGAGATTGACCAATCTTTCTATTTGTTTATATCCCTCAATCCAATCATTACTATTTCTTATGTTTAGATGAGGTAACCACACTTGGCAAAGGCGATGTATCCAATAATTTACTCTTGCTCGAGATAAGCCACTCTTTTGTCTTTCGGTAATCAGCCATTGGCTTTCCACTTTATTCTCATTCGACGGGATAAATTGAAGCGCTTCCGTGGACGTTATTTCTTTACCTGTTATTAAGTCCTGTTGAATTTTAACAAAACGAGGAGATTCGCCCCTTTGCTCTTGTTGAAAATGGCAATGAATCAGTTGATTCGGGCAATTTGTAATATACAATATCGCAGAGCATAAACCTAATGCGGGATGTACCAATCGCTCTTGCTGTAACGCAATCAGCCAATCATTTAATACGATTGGTGTATAACAGCGTAATATAACTGACTGAACCCAACCACTAAGAATGAGAAATCAGGAACTATGTTGTAATAAATTGAATTAAGCGGGTCAAAACCTTATGGAATGGGGGTTGATTGAATATCAGCCTCTTTTTATATAGAAAAAGAAAAGAACAAATAGAATGGGAAAATTTTGGTGAAAAATCCAATTTTAACCACATAAAATGAGAAATTAAAAACAGTGTTTAACAGCTGTTTAAAAACGTTTAAATTTATTAAATAAAAGCAATTTTTTTGAGAAATATCAAGAAAAAGATTTGAGGTAAGGAAAAAACAGACCTATCATTAGACCACAGACCTGTAGGGCAAAAAAATAGCTTTTTTTGCCCTAGTTTGGTTTTATCCGAAAAACATTAAGCTACTTCACGAGCCTTAGATGGCTCCTCGCTCTCTTTTTGTTCATTTAAAGTCATATCAGCTAACACTTCCGCAGATGAAAGTAACATTGCTTGTCTATCCTTATTACATTGCCTAAACCAGCGTATAAGCCGCTTCTCCGCATTGTCTAGTGTATCAGGCAGGCTGTCTAGCGTTGGTTCTTCTAACTCTTTTACTTTTTGCTCAAGCGTGCTTACTGCCGCCATAATTTTATCTATGGTTTTGAGCCTTTCATTCACTTGACTTTCTAATGAGGGTTCTTGTGCTGTTTCTTTTTGTGTCGGTTTAAACCCCAATGCCCTTTGCACGTTTTCCGGCATATCGCCGACATAGTATTCAACAGCATTTCCTTGAACCCCTGCTTTTTTTCGTTTTTTCCAGTTCTCTGATCGGGCTTTTTTATTAACCCCTTGTGGTGAAGTTGGCAATTCACCAATTCCTAATAACTCACCTGCTGAAAACCATTCTTTTGAGTTTCCCATAAATCACCTTTTAAGAAACTTGAAGTTTCTAAAAATAAATTAATTTAACTGATTGATATAAAACACCTTTGAGAAATTCTTTAAAAATTTTTCAGAAACTGCTTGAGTTTCTAAAAATTTAAGCGTTTAGTTTCTAAAGAGTAACTCTTGAGATTTAATTTAATAAGTAAGGGTATCACATAATGAGAAAGAGTAAAAAAGATATGCATCGTGCTTTCATTGTTGCCGCAATTAGGGAAAAAGGTGGGACTTTAGCACAGCTCTCTATTGATGCTGGATTACATCCTAGGACATTGGGAAACGCATTAGATAGAAAATATCCAAAAGGTGAAAAAATCATTGCTGATTTTATAGGTGTTCAACCACAAGAAATATGGCCGTCTCGTTACTCAGATTAGGGAGAAAGGGAATATGAATAAATGGTTTTCCCCTCAAGAACTTATTGAGTTTGGCGGTCTACCTAATACACCTCAAGGAATAAATAAAAGGGCAAGGATTGAAAACTGGGAAAAACGCCAAGTGGCAGGAAAAAGGGGAGTTGGATACGAATACGCCTTCACCTCTCTGCCTCAAGAAGTCCAAGCCGAGATTCTATTGAAAACTCAATCAGAGAACAAAGCAGAAGACAAAACTACTGCTCAAGCCCAAATGAGTGAAAGCGCATGGAACGTCATGTCCTCTGCGACTTTTGAGCAGGAAAAACGGGCGGAACGGCGGTTTAATGCGGTGTTGAAGTTGGCTCGGCTGATTGAAAACGGCGCACCACTGATGATCGCAATGGACAAAGTCGTTGAGTTTTACGCTGAAAATAGTGAGCAAACGGCGGAAAAAATCAGCAAAGGCAGTTTAAAACGCTGGTGGTATAAAGTGAAAAACTTCCCACAACGGGATTGGCTGCCGATGTTGCTCGACCGCTCCGGACTGGAGGTGGAAAGCCGATTTGCAGAAGTGCCGGAGTTAGCGTGGCAGTTCTTTTTGAAAGATTACTTACGTAAAAGCCAGCCTAAATTTAGCGCATGTTATTACCGATTGACGCTTGCCGCCGAAGAAAACGGCTGGGACATCCCAAGTTTACAAACGTTCAAGCGCAAACTTAAACGGGAGTTTACCGCAGCCGAACTTGCCCTCGCACGTGGAGGTGAACACGAGTTAAGGGAACTGACGGCACCGCAAATTCGCACCGTTGAACATTTGGACGCTTACGAAATCGTCAACGGCGATGGCTATCAGCACAACGTCTTCGTGGATTGGTATGAAGACAGCAGCCGCCCTATCCGCCCTAAAACTTGGTTTTGGCAAGACGTCCGTACCCGCCGCATTTTGGCTTACTGCACGGATGATAGTGAAAACGGCGACCAAATTCGCCAAGCGACATTAAGAATGATTAAACAATACGGCATCCCGAAGAAAATCTTAATGGATAACACCCGAGCCGCATCCGATAAGCAAACCACGCAGCAACGCAAGCGCGGTAAACAAAAGCAAGACGGTATTGTGATTGACGGCATGTTTGACCGACTAGGGATAAAGGTGATTCGTACTTTAGTGTTTAAAGGTCGCGGCAACGGGCGAGCAAAACCGATAGAGCGTGCCTTTAAACGGGATAGCTTGCCGGCTTATGTTGACGGCGATGTACGCCTAGAGAAGTATTTTACCGGTTGGTCGGTCACAGAGAAAACCGAAGATTATCAATTTAAAAAAGGCGTATCAAAAGCCCTCTTTTTAGAGATTTTAGAGCAAGGCGTGCGCCTGTGGAACGATAAAGCCGACCGTGAAACCGAACTCGGGCAAGGTATTTATAGCGCAAATCAGCTATGGGAGCGGGATTATGCGCAAACTGCTCAAGTGTTTGCTACCGACGAACAGTTACGCCAATTGATGATGTTAGGCGAAAGCACCAAAGTAGATAAACACGGCAGATTTACCCTAAAAGCCGGTTATACGTTGAACAACCAAAAAAATATTTACGAAGCGCCGGCATTAATTGGCGGCAACGTCGGCAGCGTGATTGTGCGCTATGACCCGGACAACCTGCACGGCACCGTCCATATCTACGACCTAAACGGCGTGTATTTATGCGATGCAGAATGTGTAGAGAAAACCGCCTTTGACAGTGAAGAAGGCGCACGTATCCAACGCCGATTAGAAACTCAAAACCGCCGTATTGCGAAAAATATGGTGGAAAATCACGAGAAACTTAACGACCACCAAATGACACAATATCGCAAACAGTTTGACGAACCGGAAGCGGATTTTGTGGCACCGATGGAAAAAATCGAGTTTAGCTGGGGGCAGTTGGTTAGTGGCAACAATGCTCTCCAGCCTGAAACCTTACTTGAAGACGATGAACTTAGCGAGTTTGAGCAAGGCTGGCAAACCGAGCTGGCAAGAATGAAGAAAGCAAAAGGGCTTTAAATCGCCATAAATCCTACTTTAAGGAGTATTAAAAATGAAGACATTACAGCCAATCCAAGCCAATGTGTATTGCTATTTTATGCACGATTATTTACGAAAAAGCCAACCAACCGCTGAAGAATGTTACCAGCGTCTTGTCGCAAGAGGGAAAAAAGAAGGTTGGCAAGTACCAACCTTTGAAGAGATGTTGGAGTGGTTAAACCGCACATTTGATCAAAAGAAAAAGGACACCTTATTATGACATTAATCAACCAAATCAAACAACTTTTAGACAACCAAATTTACACCCAGCGTGAAATCGCTGCACAGTCCGGCATTTCGACTGCGGCGTTAAGTACTTATTTAAAAGGCACATATGCCGGCACGGTGGAGAATGTTGAAAATGCTTTACAGAACTGGCTTGCTACGTGTGAGAAGAAAGAAAAAGTATTTGTAGAAGCCCCGCATTTTATTGAAATGCCGACAGCGAAGCGAGTGTTTTTTGCTCTAGATGCAGCGCGAATCTGTAAAACCATCGTACCGATTTATGGCGCAAGCGGTGTAGGCAAAACCAAAGCCTGTCAAGAATATACCAAGCGTTACCAAAATGTGTGGATGGTGACCATTAGCCCAAGCCGAGCTGGTCTTAGTGCATTCTTATATGAATTAGCATTAGAACTGGGTATTAAAGATGCCCCTCGTCGTAAAGATACCCTAAGTCGCCTGATTTACGAAAAAATAAAAGGAACAGAAGGATTAATCATTGTAGATGAAAGCGATCATTTGACTTATGACGCCATTGAAGAATTACGTTATTTGCAAGAAAAAGCCGATATCGGTTTTGCTTTAATCGGCAATGACAAAGTGTACACCAAAATGCAAGGCGGTGTTAATCAAGCGCACGAATATGCACGGTTATGGAACCGATTAGGCAATAACACTCCGATTAAAGCCAGTACAAAAGGTGATATTAAAGCGATTGCACAGGCGTGGGGCTTAGATATTACCGACAAAGATTTAATGACCGTGCTTTATGACATCGGCGGTAAAGCAGGCGGCTTACGTGCTTTAACCCAATATTTACGCCTTGCAGGCATGACAGCCAAAGGGCAAGGCACTTTAATTACCTTAGAGCTGATTTTACAGGCTCAAGCACAAATGAAAGGAGTGAACTAATGCAAAAAGCAAAATCCCACCCGGTGTACGGCGGTTGTAACAATATTGCGCTCGGCTACTTATCCCAAACGCAAAAATGCATAGCCGAACTAAATAAAATGGGGCTATACGTATTAAGTATCGACTTTAACAAAATTAAACCGCGTGTGCGTGTACAGGCGAACATGTATACGGAAAAGCTGCAAAGAACCGGTCAAGCCATTGCGTATTTGCACGGTAATGACGGTGTCTATTTTGCTGAATATCAGATGATAGTTGAAGGCATTAAAGTGATTTGGCGCAGCTATTTAAATTAATCAACCTTAATAATAGGAGTTAAATATGAGAGCAAGTAACGAACAAGGCAGCGTATTAGTCGGCAGTTATGCCGTAGTACCACCGCTACTTTGGGAAGAAGTCGAAGATGGCAAAGAATACGCAGTTATTGATACCACGGATGCTGGCGACTGGTGCGTAAAAATGCAAACAATCGACAAATCCAACCGTTATTACTTTGTGTTAACAAAATCAGGGCGAGTGTTTGATAACACGGTTGAAGCTGGTGAATTTATTGAAGCATTAGAGTATCTGGGAGGTAAAAATGCGAAAAATGGCAGCAATATTGATTAGTGTGATGTGTTTAGCTAGTTGTGAGAAATCTGGACAATTAGAAAACGGTCTAAAGTTTTATAACTACAACCAAATTAGGGAGGTTTGTATTGATGGCGTTATCTACTTAGTTTATAGCGGACATAAAGAAGGTAGCATTACCCCGAAAATCAATGCAGAACATTACCCTTACACTTGCCCGAAATTAAAACATTAGGAGTTAGAAATGAGCAAAGTAGAAATCGGTGGCGAGCTTTATTGGAAAGACGCAAACGGTAATTTAAAGCCGGACAATTTAGTAAAAGAAGTCGATAAAGTGCGTGATGAATTAGTGCGTAATTTTGCACAAAAAGCGATTGAGCAAAGCACGGCATTAGCAAAATTTAAGCGTTCAGTATTTGATGATGTTGGTGCGTTTATCAGCCTTTCGGCAGAAAAATACGGTGTAAAAATCGGTGGGGCGAAAGGCAACGTAAGCCTATTTACTTATGATGGCGAGTACAAAATGCAGTTAGCCGTGCAAGACCATATCCGCTTTGATGAACGTATCCACGCAGCTAAAGCCTTGATTGATGAATGTTTGCACGACTGGTCAGAGGGGGCAAAGCCAGAGCTAAAAGCATTAATTGAAGATGCGTTTGAAGTGAATAAAGAAGGCAACCTATCAACCGCTAAGATTTTATCACTCCGCCGTGTAGAAATTGATGATGAACGTTGGAATCAAGCAATGACTGCTATTTCAGATAGTGTACAAGTCGTCGGTAGTAAAGATTATGTGCGTTTTTATAAACGAAACCAAGATGGCAAATATGTGCCGATTGCATTAGATGTAGCGGCAGCTTAAAGCATATTTAAAGCCTCTTTAAACCAAATTTAAAGGGGGCTTAATAATGTGTTTTAAACAGGAGAAATAAAATGACAATCACAGAAAATCAAGACCTTCGCCAAGAAATGGCGAACTGTATTGAGCTTTTTGAAGAAGCGATGAAGTACGTTTACGAAGGCGATTTTAAAGGCGCTGGCGTACTTTGGGATAACGGCAGAAAATTAGCGTTTGAACTCAAAGCGAAGATTACAACACAAGAATCTAAACAGCGATTTAATGAAATTCAAAAAGTGATTAACTAGGAGGTATTTAGTGATTAAAAAACTAACAGAACAAGATCTTGAAGTGAATCGAGTTTACTCGGCAAAACGCCCAAGAACCTATGGTTTTCGCCGTTATTTAAATATGTGGGCAAAAGAAGATGTAACAGACTTAATGCCGGAAGAAGATTGGCGAACTGAATAAGGGGTAATATGATCGAACAAGAATACAAAATCTGCTTAGAAGTAATTTTCAAAGATGAAAATGGCTTAAACCAAGTTGAGATTAATGCAAAAACAGACGTGCTTGGTGGACGTATTGCAAGAGTGGATTTTAATGGAAATAGCTTTGATATTTTAGAACGTTATGAAGAATTAATAACCTCAATGCAATTAGCTTTTTTAAATAGTAAAGAGACTTATAAAGTACGTATGCAAAAAGCAATTAATAAAACATTGAGTGATCTTTACGAGGAAGAAGATTGGGAAAATGAGGATGAAGAATGATTAGATGTCCAAACTGTGGTGGCGACGTTGTTGAACGTAAAAGCCGAAGTAAAGGAGCCAAAGATCGTTACCGTTGTATTGGTGTGAAAAGAAGAACAGTTGAACACCACGAACATCATTCGGTAATTAAAGAATGGTATGAGCCATCTTGTGGACTATTTGGTATTAAAGATGTAGAACAAAAAAATGAGGATCTGTAAATAACATTAATGGAAGCAGAAAAGCATCTTGTTGAAAGAATACGAATCAAGAAAAATAATAACTGGATATCAGTTAAAGATTCGCTACCAGAAATTAATCCTATTTATGAGTTTTTTGAGAAAACAGGCGATTGTTTATTGTATGGATTGGAAGAGCAAGACGATATCCCGCATCAATTTATCGGCTATATGATACATGGGAATCGTTTTTACAGCGAAAACGGTGAATGTTACAAAGTAACTCACTGGCAACCCTTGCCAAAACCACCTATCAAGTAAGCTTATTTACAGCCCATTTAACCACCATTAAGTGGGCTGAATAATGGATTTTAAACGAGGTTTAAACATGAAATGTAAATGTCCCGTGTGTGGAGCGGTTAACTCGCTTGACGCGCTTATTGCACATGATAAAGCCAGCGAAGCAGTTAGCCTTGCGTTATCGTTTAACGGTGAACTAGGTAAAGCGTTAATCGGCTATTTGGGACTATTTCCGTCCGGCTAAGTCAGCACTGAGTTTTGACCGTGTGGCAGCGATTTTAAACGAATTACTACCTTGTGTGCAGGCACAACAAATCAAACGCGATGGTAAGGTCTACCCTGCGCCGATTGATGCATGGATTTATGCGATAAACAGTATGCTGGCAAACCGTCATCACTTAAAACTGCCGATGAAGAATCACGGCTATTTATTTGAAGTGATCAGCTGTTGGCAAGGTCAAGCGGCAGGACAAATCATGGCTAAAACGCCGACGCACAGCAAAACGTTGAGTACGATAAAAGGGATACAAGCATGGGCGAACAATGGTTAAAAAAGACGATTGCTAACGGCTTTAGCATGTTGGTGTTGCTTAAACTTAAAAATGCGCCGAAGGAAGACGAAATCGCTCACACGATGGAAGCATGGTTTAGGGTGATCACTTATAAAAAACGGTTTGTGCAAGCAATAGACGAACCGAGATTTAACGAGGCATTTATTAGACTAGCGCAAACCTGTGAATGGTTTCCAACACCAAAAGAATTGTTTGAAGCACTACCGCGTCGAGTGGTACCGGAGTCGTTAAAAATCGAACAGCAAATCGACCCGCAAATAGCAGAGCATCATATTAAGCAAATCAAGCAAATGTTAAGAGGTGTACATGTCGAAATTAAACCTAACAAGACCTAAGCTCATTCAGCTCATCCACGTCGCGAAAACAAAGCTTATGATGGATGAGTCGAGCTACCGAATTATGCTCGAAAAGTTAACCGGTAAAACCAGCTGCCGTCAAATGGGTATTGCCGAATTAATGCGGGTGTACGACCACATGAAAAAGAAGGGCTTTAAAGTACAACCGAAAAAAGGACTGTCACCGGTGACAGAAAATGCCAGAGTAAAATCTAACATTGCGCACAAAATCCGTGCTGTGTGGATTGATATGTACAAAAGCGGCATTATCAAAGATGGCTCGGAGCAAGCACTCAATAAATTTATGCACAAATCATTGTTTAAAGGTCAAGTAAGACAAAAGCATGCATTAATTAAGCTTAATGTACAAAGTTTAGATAACCGAGAGGCAACGCAACTACTCGAAATGCTGAAAAAATGGCAAGGGAGAATGACAAAATGAACGACAATCAACAAGACTTATTTGCCGACGACCACGAACTAGTCGGACAGTTGTTTGATAAATTGGATAATATCCCTGACGATGAATTAAGTAAGTATTGGGGAAGCGTGCTTGCTGATTTAGTCTCGGTCATTAAGACGGAACTGCGTCGTCAAGGCAAAAGCTTTGATGATAAAACCATCGAAAAGATCGTGCTTGTTATGTCCCATTATTTAGGCGGGCAGGCTATCTATCTGCCGCGTGGTGATCGATTAAAAGAAGCATTACGTGATTATACAATTTTTGATCAGTTTAACGGTAAAAATATGCCGGAATTAAGTAAACGATTTAACTTGTCCGAACCACATATTTATGCGATTATCCGTAAACAGCGGAAACTGATTAAAAAACGACTCCAGCCTGAGTTGTCTTATTAGTTTTTGTTTGATACACCACAAACCCAACCTATCTCCTTATTGATTTACACTCCCTTTAAATTGTTAAAGGGAGTTTTTTTTATGTCCTTACCTATTTTCAAAATCGTTGTGCATTGCTCTGCAACGCAGAACGGTAAATCACTAAAACAAGCAGACAAAACATCTGCTCAAGTCATTGATAGCTGGCATAAAGAACGTGGCTATAAGCGTTCAGCAGTAGCGGTAAAAAATTTTAACGCTCATCTCAAACATATTGGCTATCACTTTGTAATTGATATTGATGGTTCTATTGAAACAGGTCGTCAAGTCGGCGAAATCGGCGCTCACGTAAAAGGTCATAACAGCAATTCTGTTGGTATCTGTTTAATCGGTGGCATTAGTGCAAGTGGTAAAAATCACGCTGAATATACTGAAGCACAGTGGCAATCATTACATAAGCTGTTACGTGAACTAGAAGCCAAGCATCCAAAAGCAAAAATCTATGGTCATCGTGACTTATCTCCAGACTTAAATAACGATGGCAAGATCACTAAAAACGAATGGCTAAAAGACTGCCCGTGTTTTGACGTATGGTCTTGGCTTGATTCTGAGCAAGTCGTGAATTTAGAACACTTATATAAGGATTAAAACAGCATGAAAGATTTGATTTCAAACGGAGATGGTCGCTTATCAACGACTGCAACAATCCAATTTTTCGGCTTTTTAGCAAGCCTGATCATCATGATTTATTGCGTATATATGGATAAGCCTTATGTTCCCGAGCTGTTTAGCACGTTTTTATTTGCATGTGTTGGCACAGCCGCAACGAAAGGCGCAGTGAGCGCATTTAAACGTTCTCGTTCGGAGGAAGAATAATGTTTACAACTCAACTTGCCGCTATTGTATCAGCAGTAGCATTACTTGGAGGCTGGGGCGTATTTAAAAGCGTACAAGTCAGCCGAGAAAAAAAGAAAAATCAAGCGCTATTGCAGAAAAATGAACAGTTAAAAGCTGCTAAAGCGGTAGCTGAAACCAAAGTAAAGAATTTTGAAGTGAGAAAGCAAAATGAAGAAAACATTAGTAGCACTAGCCGTGACGGGGTTATTGACCGCTTGCACACCGACGGTGACTTACGTGACTAATACGTCTTGTGCGGGCTTTTCAGTCATTAAAGCAAGCCGTAAAGATACGACCGAAACGTTAGCACAAATTTTAGTGCATAACACCACCTATCGCCAAATCTGTAAAGACGCAGAACAAAAGGATGAGTAATGCCAGATTTATTAGATCGCATTTCTGAATGTGAAGAACAGATTTTAGAAATGCAACTCGCACCGCATTTAGAGACAGAGTTATCAGATGACGAAATTGACGCTATCGCACAAGCCGGGCGTCAATGTAGCGAATGCGGTTTACCGATTCCAGTAGCTCGTTTGCGTGCAGAGCCTACGGCTCATCGCTGCATTAGTTGCCAAGAGGATTGGGAGTCAGGACGATGATGAATGATTTATTTGAATTTGTACGAGCCAATTTCGGTGTCATTTCCACCGTTGCCGCTGTGGTCGCTGGAGCATTTTGGCTGAAACTTGACAGTAAATATGCGAAAAAAAACGATATTGGACAGTTGCTAGAAGTGGCTAAAAATCACGACAGCCGTATTGCTATGCTGGAAAAACAAGTAGAAAACTTACCCACGGCGGTTGATGTGGAACGTTTAAAAACATTAGTGACTGATGTTAAAGGCGACACCAAAGCAACAAGCCGTCAGATGGATGCAGTCAGTCATCAGCTTGGACTTTTACTAGAGGCTAAATTAAAGGAATAGTAAGAATGTTAAAAGATTTATTAACGCAAGACCAACGCTTAGTTATTTTGCGCTCTCTTGCGGACGCAGGTTATGACGCAAACGAATCGATTATTAGCGATTGCTTAGACTTGTACGGTCATGATATTAGCCGTGATTTAGTGCGTAATCATTTGAACTGGCTGGAAGAACAAGGTCTGGTGAAAGTGCAACGTTTACAAGATGGCTATATGGTCGCAACCATTACTCAACGTGGTTTAGATGTGTCACAGGGACGTGCTTTTGTGGACGGTGTAAAACGCCCACGTCCAAAAATTTAAACGGTTTTTAAACAAAATTTAAGGAGCGTTTAAATGAGCGATAAAACAACACGTGGACGTGCCAGCAAAGTTGATTTGTTGCCACCGAATATTAAGACACAGCTAGCAGCAATGTTACGAGACAAACAATTCTCACAGGCTGAAATATTAGAAGAAATCAATAATCTGATTATTGACTGTGGTTTACCAAATGAAATGCAACTAAGCAAAACTGGACTAAACCGCTATGCTTCCCGTATGGAAAAAATGGGGACAAAAATTCGTCAAGCACGTGAAGTCGCTGAAGTATGGACAAAGCAACTCGGCGAAGCACCACAGTCAGATATTGGTAAGCTACTAATGGAAGCTGTTAAAACCATGGCATTTGATTTAACCATTACTGCTGATGAAAAAGTAGCGAAAGACCCTAAATTTTTGAATCAGCTTGCTTTGATTGCGAATCGTATTGAACAAGCTCAAAGCATATCTGAAGAACGCGAACGCAAAGTCCGTAAAGAAGTTGCCCAGCAGGCGGCTGAAACAGCTGAGAAAGTTGTGGTACAAGCTGGGTTATCAGCAGAAACAGTCAAAACGATTAAGGAACAAATTTTAGGCATCGCATTATGACATTAATGAATGAACGCCCCTTAAATGAATTATCGAAAGAATGTCAAGACTTTTTAGATAATCTTCATTTATTTGATCCGAAAGAATTATTACTTTTTTATCAAAAAAAATGGATTGCAGACAATAGTCAACTAAAAATAGCTGAGAAAACTCGGCGATGTGGATTAACGTGGGCAGAAGCCGCTGACAATGCTTTAGTCTCTAGTACAATGCGTAGAGATGGGGGCGATAATGTTTTTTATGTGGGCTCAAATAAAGAGATGGCACGAGAATACATTGATGCGGCTGCAATGTGGTCAAAAGCATTTAATTATGCTGCAAGCGAAACACAAGAAGAAGTATTAACTGATGAAAAAGAAGGGAAAGATATTCTCACTTTTGTAATTCATTTTGCATCAGGTTTTAAGGTTAAAGCATTATCTAGCCGACCATCAAATTTACGTGGTATGCAAGGCATTGTTGTGATTGATGAAGCTGCCTTCCACGATGATTTAGCTGCTTTGATTAAAGCGGCTCTTGCTTTAACTATGTGGGGTTCTAAAGTCAGGATTATCTCAACGCACAACGGAGTAGATAATTTATTTAATCAACTTATTCTTGATAGTCGAGCTGGCAGAAAAGACTACTCTGTACATACTATCACAATTGATGATGCGTGCGCAGATGGTCTATATAAGCGGATTTATTAAAAAATACAGCTTCTGAAGAAGACGCTCTAGAAGAATATTACTGCGTGCCGAAACGTAGTTCCGGTGGCTACATCCCTCGTCCTTTAATTGATCGTGCAGCCGATGAAAGCAAAGTCATTTTACGCTTTGAATGTGATGACAAATTTATCACGTATTCAGAAACTGAACGTGAAGTGATGACCGCAGAATGGTTATTAAAAGACGTATTGCCACAGCTTGAAAGCCTAAACAAAGACTACCGACACAGTTTTGGTGTGGACTTTGCAAGAAGTGGCGACTTAAGTGTATTTAGTGTTTGTGCCTGTTTGCCTAATACCGCTCGCCATATTGAATTAACCCTTGAAATCCGCAACTGCCCTTACGACCAACAAAAGCAAATTATGCTGTTTGTATTGTCGAAGCTCCCCCGTTTTATCGGCGCAGCCTTTGATGCAACGGGCAACGGTGGCTATTTAGCCGAAAGTGCCTTGTTGCGTTACGGTTCGTCTATGGTAGAAACCGTACAACTTAATGATAAATGGTACCGTGAATGGATGCCTAAATATAAAGCTTTATATGAATCTGACCTTATCCGTATTCCAAAGGATGAGGAAACTATTCTAGACCAAGGGCACATTGTGGTGATCAACGGTGTGCCGAAAATTGACAAATCACGCTCACAAGGTAAAAGCGGTAAACGTCATGGCGACTCTGCAGTAGCGTACTGTATGGCTGTTAGAGCAAGTTATATGACCGGTGGTGAAATTGATTTTATCCCGCTGCCTGCAAAACATACGGATACGCCGAACGGCTATAGTTTTAATTACTCAAACAGCGAAATGGAAGACTTAACTGCTGCGTTTGGCTCGGATTGGGATAATATTTAAGGACTTTTTATGAAAAGCAAGATTGTTGACATTCACGGCAATCCGTTTGTGTTTGACGATACACCGCAAACAGAGAATGAGGCGCGTCTGGGATACTTAAAAAATCATGTAAGCGATCATCCAGCAAGCGGACTGACTCCCAATAAAGCGGCAAGTATTATGCGAGCTGCTGAACTCGGCGATTTAGTCGCACAAAGCGAACTTGCCGAAGATATGGAAGAGAAAGATGCGCATTTACAATCGGAACTCGGCAAACGCCGAGCCGCATTATTAACAGTAGATTGGCAAATCCAACCACCGCCGAATGCGAGTCGCGCAGAACAACGCGACGCCGAAATGTTAGAGGAAATCCTGCGCGATGCAGTATGGCTAGACGATTGTATTTTTGACGCATCCGACGCTATTTTAAAGGGTTTCGCTTGTCAAGAAATCGAATGGGAACCGAATTTAGTTGGCGGGTTAAAATTAATTCGCAACGTGCAATGGCGTGACCCAGCATGGTTTATGACACCAGTTCACGCTCGCAATACGCTACGTTTACGCGACGGCTCAGTAGACGGCATTGCATTAGCAAAATTCGGCTGGATTACTCATATCGCTAAAGCGAAAACCGGCTACTTATCACGCACCGGACTTGTGCGTACCTTGATTTTTCCGTTTATTTATAAAAATTATTCGGCGCGTGATTTCGCTGAATTTTTAGAAATTTACGGCTTGCCATTACGCCTTGGTAAATACCCGGAAGGCGCAACCAATAACGAAAAACAAACATTACTCCGTGCAGTGATGAGTATCGGTCACAATGCTGGTGGCATTATCCCCCGTGGCATGGAAATAGAATTTGAAAAAGCGGCGGAAGGCGATAGTAAAGCCTTTATGACCATGATTGAGTGGGCGGAAAAATCCATGTCTAAAGCTATTTTAGGCGGTACGCTCACCTCTCAAGCCGACGGTCAAAGCTCAACAAACGCTCTCGGCAAAGTGCACGACGAGGTTCGCCAAGAATTACGCGACAGCGATTTAAAACGGCTACAAGCCACACTTACGCGCGATTTAGTCTATCCGCTTTACGCACTTAACGCGAAATCATTTAATAATGCGCGCCGTATACCTAAATTTGAGTTTGATTTATCCGAAATCGAAGACATTAACCGCTTTAGCGAAGGCTTAAATAAACTGGTCGACATCGGCTTTAAAATCCCGGTGCAATGGGCCATGACAAAGTACAAATCCCGATTGCCAGCGACAACGAAGCAATTTTAAGTCGAGATACGCTTAAACCGCTAGAAACGGATAAACCGAAACCGGAAGAGAACAATGCGGTATTAAGTGCGCTTAATATTCATGCTATCCGTCGTGACCCAGATGATATGATTGACCAGTTAGAACCGACGGCGCAAGAATACGAATCAGTTATCGACCCGATGTTAAAGCCAATTGTAGATGCCATCAGAACCGGCGGCTATGAATTTGCGCAAGAACGACTTACCGAACTTTATGATGATTTGGACGATGAGGAGCTGGAAAAAATGCTAACTCGTGCAATTTTTGTGAGTGACTTAATAGGACGCCTATATGCCAACCAATGATCTTAATATGCGTGCACTTTTACACATGGAGCCTAAAGTTGCGGTCGATTATATTAAAGCTAAAGGATACGCTATTACTTGGAATTGGCAGGAAGCGTTAGAAGATGCGCATGCTCGCGCATTTACTGTCGCGAAAGTCACTCGTATGGATATTTTAGAGACAATTCGCACGGCAACCGTAGAGGCGATAGAAAAAGGTATACCGGAGCGCGAATATATCAACGATCTACGTCCAAAGTTGGAAGCCTTAGGCTGGTGGGGAAAAACGAAAATATCAAATTTAAACGGCACTGAACAAATTATACAGCTTGGCAGCCCACGTCGCTTAAAAACGATTTTGCGTACCAATAAAATTACCGCTTATCATGCTGCACGCTACGCCGAACAACTCGCCAATTCTGACGAACAACCTTATTGGCAATATCTAGCGATTAAAGATAGTCGCACCCGTGCAAGCCATTTGGCGTTGCACGAGAAAGTCTATCGCTATGACGATCCGATTTGGGAGGTGATGTATCCGCCTAACGGTTGGCATTGTCGCTGTCGAGTGCGCGCATTAAGCGAGAGACGGCTTAAAAAACAAGGGCTTGAAGTCAGCCAATCTAACGGCAAGATCAAGCAAAGTTGGGCGCTTGCCGGCATTGATAAAGCGACCGGCGAAGAAACGCACGCAAAAATCTATCATTTGACGACAGACAAAGGTACGATAAAGACTGACCCCGGCTGGAGCCATAATGTCGGCAAAAGTGCGCTTGGCAGTGATGTGGCGTTAGTGCGTAAAATTTTAGATGCAAAAAATCGTGATTTACGTAGCCAAACAATACAGGCTATTAATAATAGCGAAGCGCGGCATAAAGCATTTGAGAATTGGGTATACACGAATCTCGGCAAACACGGTGCAAGTAACCGTTACATCTCGGCGGGGATTATCAGCGAAGATATTGCCGATAAAGTAGCGCAGTTATCAGGCGGCGAAAAATCATCACAACGCTTACTAGTGATGACAGAACGTAGTCTTGCACATGCTAACAGTCCAAAGCACCAATCCGGTGGAATTGGATTAACCAGTGATGAATACGCTTCCTTATCGCGTGTTATTGCGCAAGGGAGTCTTGTTGTATTAGATAAAAGCGAAGGTCACAATAATCTAATCTACTTTACGGCAGATCGTAAAATTAAAGTTGTGGTTGACCCAACTTTTAATATCAAGCGACTAAAACCAAAAGAACAAGTGGACGCAGTTATCAATGCATATAAAGTCGAAAACTATGAAGATGTGTTAAGTGCTATTAAAGGCGGGCAATATATAGTGATAAAAGGTGTGCCTTAATTAGGTACTAAGTGCCGTGGTGGGGGTTGAACCCACGATATACATCATTATAAATGATGCCGCGTTACCATTTCGCCACACGGCACTTAATTAAGATTGATTAAATTTAAAACGATTTTAAGGAGTATGTCAAGTGGAACTCGACATAAAGTTTAACGAAAAAGATATGCGTATTGTGCAAGGCGCATTTGCTAAATTAGTACAACTTGGCAAAGCCGACGGTATAACGCGTAAAATGGCAAATGTACTGCGTGAAGATGCTGAAGATGCCTTTGAAAACGAACGCTCACCAACCGGCGAGAAATGGGAAACGCTCGACCCTGTATACAAAAAAAGTCGTTATGCAAAAGGATATGATGGTAAGATACTACATCGCACAGGCTTACTTATTGCAAGCTTGAATATTGACTATGGCGATGACTTTGCCGCAGTCGGTGTATCTGAGTCTTACGGTATTTATCATCAGCTCGGTACCGATAAAATGTCCGCCCGCCCATTTTTAGGCATTTCCGAAGACGGTATCGACGAGATCAAAGGTATTTTAAAAAACGCAATAAAACACGCATGGCGTGAATAAAATCCATTGAGCCGATAAGTCGTGCCGACTTATTTTTTTAAACGCAATTAAACGCCTTTAAACGCCTTTTGAACGCTACTTATTATTTATTTCTACCTCATATCTAACATCACAACAAATTACCACCGTAAAATCGGTAGTTTGTTGTGATGTACCACAAACCCATCCAATAGCCCAACCGGCGCATAATGGCGCCATGAACACGACAAAACACCCTCTTGCCGTATTAACGGCACAAATCAATCGCACCACGCCTGACGGCTGGCAACAACTTTTGCCAAAAGGTCAATTTCAGGCACGTGACGGACGTCCTTTTGATGTTGCGCACTGGTTTATTAATGCGGCAATTGCACAACGCTTGATTGAACGGGTACGTGCGTTAAAGCAAGACGTGCTGATTGATTACGAGCACGAAAGCATTTTGAAAGCCAAACAAGGTGCCGGCGCAGTATTAGCTGCAGGCTGGTTTAATGCCGATGAAATGCACTGGTTTGATGATGACGAACGACAAGGCTTGTTTATTAAGCCTCGCTGGACGCCGAAAGCTTATCAGCATATTAAAAACGGCGAGTTTGCGTTTTTGAGTGCAGTATTCCCGTACGACCAAAACGGCGAACCGCTCGAACTAAGAATGGCAGCATTAACAAACGACCCCGGTGTAACCGGCATGAAGCGATTAGCGGTGTTGTCGGCAAGAATTGAACAATCAACCCCAACTAAGGAGAAATCAATGAGTCTGGTAAAACAGTTACTTGGTAAGCTCGGTGTCACTGTATCGGATGAGGCGGACATTACCGACGAGCACGCACAAGCCGCTATTACTGCACTAGATGGCATTACTAGCGCGAAAGCGACAGCGGAAACTCAAGTTGCGACGTTAAGCGCTCAAATTAACGATGTGGATTTAAGCAAATATGTGCCGAAAGCAGCCTATGATGCAACCGTACAGCAATTAGCGGTGTTATCTGCGAAATCGACAGATACCGAAATCGACACGATGGTGACAAAAGCACGTAATGAAGGGCGTGTGATTGAAGCGGAAGTGGATTATTTAAAACAATTTGGCAAACAAAAAGGCGTGGCGGAATTATCTGCAATGTTAGAGCAACGCCCACAAATTGCCGTGTTGTCCGCACAACAAACGCAAACCACAACTGTGGAGAAAACCGAAAAAGGGGTTGCGGTGTTAAGTGCGGTTGAAAAAGAAATGGCGCAACGCTTAGGTCTTAGCGAAGCGGACTTTTTGAAACAAAAAGAAGAAATGGAAGATAACTAATGGCTAAGAATGTCACTCCTGAAATTGTAAAAGCCTTATTTGTAGGCTTTGCTAAAAACTTTAAAGATGGCTTGGCAAAAGCGCCTAGCCAATATACCAAGATTGCAACTGTGGTGAAATCACGCACGGCAAGTAATTCCTATGCGTGGTTGGGGCAAATGCCGAAACTGACAGAATGGGTTGGTAAACGTACGATTACCGCAATCCAAAGTCACGGTTATTCAATTGAAAATAAATCTTTTGCAAACGGGGTGTCAATTAAACGCACGGATGTAGAAGACGATAACGAAGGCGTGTATAGCCCGCTTATTGAAGATTTGGGGTTAGCAGCCGGTACGCAACCTGATGAGCTTGTATTCGGTGCATTGAAGGCAGGTTTTAGTACAGCATGTTATGACGGTCAGTATTTCTTCGATACTGATCACCCTGTCGGTGCAAATGTAGATGGCACAAGTCCAGTATCTGTAAGCAATATTACAGATGATGGTACAGGGGTTACGGAAGAAAATGCATGGTATTTGTTAGATACATCTCGTGCATTAAAACCGATTATTTTCCAAGAACGCCAACCACCTAGACCAGCACAAATGACAGATGCAAATGCTCAAAAAGTATTTGAGGAGGACGTTTACACCTATGGTGTGGATAGCCGTTGTAATGTCGGTTATGGATTCTGGCAACAGGCTCACGCAGTGAAAGGAAAGCTTACTCCTGAAAACTTATGGAAAGCCATTGGTGCAATGCGTGCTGTACGCGGCGATGGAGATCACCGTTTAGGCATTAAGCCGACTGTGTTAGTTGTACCACCATCACTTGAAAAAGAAGCTGTTCAGCTTTTAGAACGTGAATTCCGTGTCGAAAACGGTGCAACGGTAGACAATGAATTTAAAGGTCGTTTAGAGCTGATTGTTGCTGATTATCTCTAATCTCAAGCGGTCGGATTTTGTGAGTTTTTTGCAAATTTGACCGCACTTTAAACCCGATTTAAAGAGGATTTAAATGAAATGGAAAAATCTACTTCGTTATACGATGTTGTGGTGTCGAACAAAATTAAACACGGTTATCGCCGTGCTGGTCTCAGCCTTGCAGCCGGTGAAAGCAAAATTGAAGGCATTACCGAAAGTCAGCTTGCACAACTCCAAGCCGACCCACGTCTGGTGGTTAAAAAAGCCGAACCCGCAAGCGGTGAAAAAGATAACAAAGGGTTATCTGAAGATAGTAAGACTTCATCTACACAAAGTAAACAGCTTTCAGAAAGTCTATTACCAGCCGATTTAACTGTAGATCAACTAAAAGCGAAATTAACGGAATTAAACGTTGAGTTTGCAAAGTCTGCAAAAAAAGACGAACTGATTGCGTTACTTGAAAATGCTCTAGCACCGAAGGATAACGAATAATGCTTTACGCGACACCGGAAAGTTTAGTTAAACGCTACGGCGATAAAGTCTTTAACACGCTTGCTGACGGCGTAGACAGTCAAAAAGTCATCGAAGCACTGCAAGATGCGTCGCAGACAATTGATAGCTATTTAGCAGGTCGTTATACCCTCCCTCTAAAAAGTGTGCCTGCAGTGTTGGAACGTCATTGCTGCTATATCGCCCGCTATTTCTTGGAGAAAAATATCGCTACTAAGCAAGCGCGCTGCGACTATGAAGATACTATCAAGTACTTAGAAAAAGTGGCAAACGGTACGATTTCACTCGGTGTTAGTGAGGACGGTAATGCAATAGAGAGTGACAATATCATTACCATTCAGTCATCACCTTCAATTTGGGCGCGAGATAAGTCAAAAGGGTTTATCTGATGAGCAATATTGCTAAAACCAGTGATGCGTTACAAGCGCGAATTAGAGCACTTTGCGGCAACGCCTTAAACGAAGTAACTACGCACCCGGGGCACTGGGATGATTCGGCGGTGGCTCGTATCGTCAGTAATCCGCCCGCCGCATATATTGCGTGGCTTGGGCATATGCCAAGCGAAAACCCGCGTATTGTACAAGCTCGCTGGGCAATATACATCGTCGCCAATGTACTAGACGGCGACCGCGAAGACAATATCGGTATCTATCAACTGGTTGAGCAATTAAGCGCGGGATTACACCGCTATCGACTTGAGCCAAGCGGTACCTTTGAGTTGTTAAGCGTACAAAACCTATGGTCGGACACTCAAAGCGGTATGGGGGTTGCGGTGTACGGTATGTACTTTAAAGCACCTATGCCAAATTACGGGAGTTAATAAATAATGGCACAAGTGAAAATTATTTTGACTGCGGCACATACACACGGCGGCAAACAATATCAAGCTGGTGATACTTTGGAACTAAACCAATCTACCGCACAATTCATCATCAATATGGGGGTAGGCAAACCGGCTGACGCTGCCCGTAAATCACAAAAAACGCAACAAGAGGAGAAGGCAAATGCGTAACGAAACATATAGCTACGGTCAGGGTAAAGTCTACCTTGCCGAACGTTTACCTGGTGGCGCTATTGGCGCACAACGCTGGGTGGGTGATGTCTCAGAGCTTAGTGTATCACTTACCGTTGAGGATTTTACTCACAAAGAGTCGTACTCTGGCAATCGCCAAGAGGTACGAAAAATCATTACCGGTAAATCGGGTGAAGTATCAGTCAAATTTCATGAATTAAGCGTTGATAATCTTTCTTTATTATTACTCGGTAACGCCGGCAAAATTGCTGAAGGTACGGTAACCGGCGAAAAATTACCGGCAGAGATTAAAGTCGGTGACCGTATTGCGTTAGCTTACGCCAATGTCAGCGAGGTCAAAATTGACAATATGACTGAAGGAACGGACTTTTTTGTCGATAGCATTTTTGGTGCGGTCGAATTTTTAACCGCGCATACTGGTAATACCGAAACCGTCGCTTATAAATACGGTGAGGTGCAAAATGTAGCAATGTTAACAGGCAATCCGAAAGATTTATGCCTACGTTACGAAGGCGTCAATATGGCGGAACAAAACGAATGGGTATTAGTTGAACTGTATAAAATCAATTTTAACCCGACGGACGCATTAAATCTGATTAATAACGATAATGCTTTAGACGCTTTGAGTGCTAAAGCGAAAGTACTTGCTGATACCCATAAAAAAGGCGATGACTTATTAGGTCGTTTCGGTCGTATTGTTAAAATTAATCAATAAATTTTTCCTTTGCCCCTGAGAACAGGGGCTTTAAAAATACCAAGGCTTGATTATGCAAAAACAAGATGAATTAAATGTGTTGTTCCCGAATGAGAAAATCACTATTGCGGGCGAAGAAATCGAAATCAAAGAATATTCACTCATCCAGCAATTACAGCACCGTACGTTGTTTATGCCATTTGTTACGGCATTGCGCAGCACGTTAAGCAAAGCTGAAGCGGAGTTTGGTTTAGATGGTTTAATGAACCTTATTGCAGAACATTACCAAGAGATACTGCATTTAGTCAGTATTTCGGTGGGTAAACCGCTTGAATGGGTACAGAATCTGACAGGCGAAGATGCAGAAACGGTGTTAATGATGTGGTGGACGGTAAATAGCGATTTTTTTACCCGTCAGGCGGTGCAGCCAATGTTGGAGAAAATGGTG